TAGGCCGATAACTGGTAGGTGGAGGACTTGCGGGCGGGGGCGCTGTCAGTGCTTTCGAGATAGCCGAGGTTGTGGATGGGATCTGTTGCGGTGCCTGACTGGTGGATGGTTCCGACCTCGTCGCGCCACATATATTGGCGGCGTCGGAGTTTGGTGGTCCAGAGGCTGAACTCATCGGTCAGTGTGACGGTGGCCTGACTGGCGCCTATGACGTCGGCGCTGTAGATGCGGACGTCCTGGCCGCCATTGTCACAGACGGAGATCAGGCGCTTCTGGTGGGCGAGGTTCAGGAAGGTGGGGGCGCGGTTGGTGATGATGTTCTGACCGGCCGGGAGGAATTGATAGCCGAGCCAAGCCTCAGCGGGGTTCTTGTATGTAGTGGTCTTGCCGTAGGCAGTGAAGAATGCGTCGATAACATTCTCATAGGTATCATCGCCGGCGTCGGTGTAGTACTTGTTGGGGACCAGGCCGCCTTTGTAGCGGGCTACACGGTTGGGCAGGTATTCTTCCTCCCAAATCCAGAAGCGGCTGGTGGTGATGGTGTACGTTGTGCCGGCAAGGATGAGGCCGCGCTCCAGCCAAATGCATTCCTGATCAGAAGCGAAGTTGACGATTGAGGGGATCCAGAATTCGAGGGTGGTGCCAGTGAGACGATAGGCCCAGACGTCGGTATGTGAAGTTTTGACTGTCCCGTTTGAGTAGCCAACGTAAGCTTTGAGGTATGGAGTGGGGGCTCCGGCCTGGAGTGCGGCTAGTAGGGTGGCGTCGACTGTGCGCATGGGATGCAGCTTTCAGCTATCAGCGGTCAGCTATGGGCTTTCAGATGAGACCATGGGGCCAGTTGTGCCAGGCGTCGTCCCAGGTGCGGGCGTCGGGGACGGACTTCTGTACGCGGGTGCGATGTGAGAGGGACTGGAGGCCGAACTCGAAGGCGGAGCGGAATCTGTCTGCAGCCTTGAGGTAGTTGGCGCTGACGTTGGGGTCGAGGTTATTGGCTTGGATCTTGCCGGCAGCGGCGATGCAGCAGGCTTGGGCTGCGGCTGCGTCGAGCAGGACGACGTCGGCCTGGGCTGTGAGTGTGCTCTCGGTGGCGCTGTCGAGGCCATCCACGGTGTGGGTCTGGGTGAAGCGGACGATCAGCTGCAGGTCCGCCGGCTGGGGCTCGCGCAGGCGGAGATACCAGCGTTCATCCTCGTTGAAGCTATCGAAGTCGAGGCTGGTGTCATACTCTCCGCCGGCTGGGTCGGCGAGTAGTACGTCTGTGATGGTGAGTGGGGTAGCGCCGGCGAGGGCATCGGTGAGCTCATACTCGTATTGGTCGGCAACGGTGTCGAGCAATGCGCCTCCATGGACTGGCAGGCGCAGATCTATTTGGCTGAGTGCATGGCGGATGGCGGCGGTGCATGTGGCAGTTGAGAAGATGGTGCCATCGTCAAGCAGTACTGCTTGAAGTTTTGAGATCAGGGTGGTCAGGCTGTCAGACATGGGGACCTCGGATTAGTTGACCAGCATTTGGACGATGATCATGAAGATCACAATGATGGCTATCAGGGTGACGGTGGTTTCGAGGAAGCGATCGTGGTATGGGTCCATGGTTTGGCCTTTGCCCCCGTCTCCCGCACCCGTGTGGGTGCGGGATTTCGCCATGCGGGCTTGGGGCCCGCTGGCTCAACTGGGCAGGGGGGCATTGTGAGGAGGGAGCGACGGCGCATGTCTGCGCCGGAGCGCCTACGCTGGGGTCCTGCGGGCACGAGGCCCGCCGGCTCAGCCGCCTGCGTCTTCCAGTCCGGTGCCGATGATGTAGGCGACCAGGACGTAGATCACGTTGGTCACTTGATCGGCGCTGAGCGGGAACTCCGGCATGACTTCCTGGATGATGACCAGGAGCAAGCCGGCGATTGAGGCCCAGAACTTGCGGGATTTGAAGATGTCCATCTTTTCCTCCTTTCCTTGGGGGTCAGGCTCGCATGGTGTAGTTGGCAATGGCGCCGTAGATTCTGAATACGGTAGTGGCGGCGCAGTCGACGAGGGCATGGACATAGAAGATCTCGTCGTTGTCTATCCAGACGGGGGTAGTGAGCGTGAGCACGGCGCGGTGGTAGCCGAGAGCGATGCGCTCGGCGTCGGTGTCATGGGCAGCGTCGAGAGTAATGGGGACGGCTGTTGCGGTTGGAGTGCCATCGCTGGCGAAGGTGTTCTTCCATACGTCCAGCTCGGCGAAGGCATCCGGGCTTGCGGTGGTGATGTAGTACATGAAGTCGACGCTTTTGAGCTTGGAGCCCTTGTCCATGCGGTTGTTAGAGGGGATTAGGATAGGCAGCATCATGTCGAAGGATGCGTCTGCTGCAGTGCGGACCCGGTAGATGATGTTCGAGTTGTAGGCGCCGGACCATGTGCCCGCGCTGGTCAGGGCCAGGATGGGGGCGATGAACTGGGAGAAGCCGGTATCGTTCAGGTAGCCCATGCTCTCCTCACAATCTGAGTGTGACGTTGGCGAAGGCGCCCAAGAGCTCGAATACTCCGGTGTCTCCTGCCTGGTTGATAGTGAGCTCGACCAGCACATACTCATCGTTGTCGACCCAGAAGGGGGTAGTGATGGTGAGGGTCATCTTGTGCTGGTCTTTGGCGAGGCGCTCGGCGGCGGTGTCATGGCCGGTGTCATAGGTGAACGCCGGGGTGGTGACTACGGCGACGGCGGTATCTGCGCCACGCGTGACCTTGTTGATTACTGCGGTCACTTCCTCGAGCGCCGCGCCTGTGATCTCATAGTCGATCTCGACACTCTTGAGCTTGCAGCCCTTCTGACTGTTGGAGTTGGAGAAGATCATCAGGGGGATGGTCAGCTTTGAGGTTTGATTGGCGTCGTTGACGCTTTGGCAGATGGTATCGACGACCTGGCCGGCGGCGTGGCTCCATGTGCCGGTCACGCGGTGGGCGCAAGTGGGAGGGATGTAAATGGTGGTCTGGGAGTCCTGGAGGTAGCCCATGGTGCCCTCCTAGAATCTCAGGGTGAAGTTGGCGACTGCGGCGAGGAACTTTGTGGTGTTGCCGCCCGCGCCGGCGACGATTGACATCTGCAGCAGGGCGTACTCGTCGTTGTCGAGCCAGAAGGGCGTAGTGACGGTGATGGTCTGCTTGTGCTGTTCGACGGTCTTGGCGTTGGCGTCGCTGAGTGTGTTCGTCTTGGTCTGGGCGGCGACACTGGCGACCGCGGTATCAGCGCCACGCGTGACCTTGTTGAGGGTCCAGGTGATGCTGGTAGGCTCGGCGGTGAAAATCTCGTAGTCGACCTCGATGCTCTTGAGCAGGGCGCCCTTGGCTGCGGCGCTGTTGGATACGAGCTTGATCGGGATGGTGACTACGGAGGTCTCATTGGCAGCCGCGCGGTTGATGGCGATAGTGCCAGCGACTGCGCCCGCGGCGTGAGTGAACGTGCCCGTGACGAAATGCCAGAGGGTGGGTGGAATGTACTGGCTCATAGCGGTGTCATGAACGTATCCCATGGCTTGGTCTCCTTACTTCCCTGCCCCTCTTGGGGCAGGGACTTGGCGATGCTCGCTTGAAGCTCGCTCGCCGAGGGGATTTGGGGCCTCAGCTCGTCGGTGTCTTCCCGACTCCCTGAGGCGCATTGGTTGGCTTGCTATCCTGCGACGTTGGACTTATGTAACGGCCGCCCCTCGCTGTCGCTTAGGACGGCCTTGCTGGGATTACCCTGCGACATTGGACTTGTGGAGTGGCCGGAAGTCGGCTACTCCCACGGCGATGATGTGGCGGACCTTGAGGCGCTGCTCGTCGTTGGCGAACATGGCGGGGTCACTTTCACTGCCGTCGACGAATATCTGTGGCGTGAGGCCGAAGCGTTCGCCGATCATGATGCCCGGCATGACGGCGGGGTCAGCGACTGCGGCCCAATCGGTGGCGTCGGTCCATTCGGGGACCACGACGGGCTCGATATAGCCGCCATACGTGGGGCCGCCGGAGGCTGCGATGGCGGCGTCGATGGTGCCGGCCCAGCGCGGGATGAACAGCGCTTCGGCTGCGGCCTTGAGGGCGCGGGGCACGAGGCAATACTTGGGCTCGATAGCCATCTTCTTGCCAGTGCCATAGTAGCCGGTGGCGTTCTTGACCAGCATCGGCTGGTTATACATGGCCGCTGAGGCTGCATCCCATGCGGCGAAGGTGTTGCCAAGTGCGGTGGTCAGCAGATTGGCATGGCCGGTTGCACCGGTGACGGCAGTGTTGTTGAACAGGGCGCCGCCGTCTGCGAGGGTGGGGCCGACATTGCTATTGTCGGTGAAGATGGCAGCGACCAGGGCGGAGATCTCTCGCAGTGAGGCGAAGGCCAGCTCACGCGGTACCTGGCGCAGCTTGCGGCCATCATCACGATCGATGGCCTCCAACGTCAAGCCAATATAGCCGCCCTTCTTGACGAATGACGACGTCTCGACGTTGTCGCCCAGCTGCAGTTCGGTGTACTCTGCGCCTTCCTCGACGGTGGGGACACTGGCGATAGTGCCAAAGAGATTCCACTTGATCGTGTTGAGCGTTTCGAAGTGCTCGACGCGCACAATCTTGGTCCACCAGTCATAGCCGGCCTTGCCCAGCAAGGCCCATTCACGGATGAGCGCCTTGTTGAGTGCATTCGCCACCAATGCAGGGAAGCTGGACGTAGTGTGCTGGAACTGGACCTGGTCTTTGAAGAACCCGCCGATCAGGTCACGATCTCCGGTCATGGAGATGTAGGCTTCTTTCAAGCCGGTGAGGCGGGCGACCTTGAGCTTTTCGGCTCCTTCCTCGCGGGGGGCACCGACCATGTCATCGATCGCAGCTTGGATCTGGTCGTCGCTGTTGAACATGGCGGAGATGCGGGCGGGGCCAACGATCTGCTCTCCGGCGGTCAGCTCGGAGATTGAATCCTTCCAGGCTTGGATAGCCTGGGCGACGTCCGCCGGAGCGATGGCTGGGGTGGACTTGAACGAGGTGCGGATGGCCGTCTTGGCTTTGTCTGGAATGTCGGACATAGCCAGAGCGGAGTCGAGCACGAGGGTATTGAGCGTGAGGCGCGTCTGGTTGACGGCGGGCACGTCGACATCTTCGGGCTCGGGCTTGGGGGTTGGTTCTACTTTCTGCATGTTTGGTTGAGCTCCTTTCCCCTGCGCTGCTTGCGCAGGGACGCCCGATTGCGGCACGAAGCCGCCTCGGGCAGCTGAATTGAGGCTGCGGATGAACTTAGTGGCGAAGGCTGGGTCGATGACCAGGTCTACGCTGAACGGCTGCAGGATGCGGGTCACATTGCCGGCGGCGTCGGCGGTGAGGATCATGTCAGCCGAAAAGCCAATGTTGGGGCGGACGTCTGCGTCCATGGTGATACGAGCTGCTTCGTGGATGATCTCTTTTGACGGGCCGGCTGGGGTGAGCTCGGCGGTCAAGCCGGAGAACTCCTCGGACCAGGCGGCATTAGATATGACGCCTCCGAGGTCGCGGACTGAGGGCATACCCCAGAAGGCATGATCAACGAAGACGGAGGCGCCATCCCATTGCGGGATACTGTCGGTCAAGACCTCGCGGGTGAAAGTGAAGCCGTTGGCCTTGCCTTCGTGGATGAACAGGATTTGATACCGGCCTGGCGTAATGCCCGGGAGGCCGGTGAAGTGAGCGCGGAGTGTGTGGTGTTGGTCGGGCATGGTTGGTCCTTTCACTTGGTTGGTGAGATGGTCTGGGGTACTGGACCAAGTTGGCGGCAGGGTCTCGAGAACTGGACGGGGGCGCCATGGTATTTGGGGTCGCGGATCCCCAGCAGTGCGAAGAGGGTGCCAGCGGCGACGGATGGGCGCAGGTCCCGGAACCATAGGGATTGTCCCGGGTTGAGACCTTCCCGGTATTGCGGGAACGTTGGGCCTTTCGATGCCCTGAATGCGCACGAGGACCAGGCGACGACGCCGGCTCCTGCCCGCGCGCCTTTGCGTGGGGGATGGCCGAGAGCGCCGATGATTCGGAAGTGACTGCCAGAGCGGGGGTTCTTGAGATAGATGATTGACATTGATCATTCGCCTTTGACCGTGACCTCACCGGACTCGGCGTCGATCTTGAGATTGCCGACGGAGCTGGTAGTGCCGGCAGGGCCCTTGGGTTTGGCCTGGGGCTTGGGATTGTCTGGCCGGTCGGAGGGCAGTTGCTCTCCGGCGAAGCGATAGACCACGCGCAGGTACTCGTCTGCGGTGATGAAGCCGCCGGCCGCGAGTTGGCCGAAGGCCTCGACGACCTGCGAGGTTGCCAGTGCCAGGGCGGCGTTATCACGTTCGGACACATCGCCGCCTGTGACGCTAATGTCAGCGTTGGGGTCAATGGAGGTATCGCCGCTGCTGGCGCGGCGGGCGACGCACACGGTCAGCACTTCATGCACGAGCTGCAGGAAGAGACGTTGTCGTTCTTCCAAGGTCTTGAAGGTGGGCGTACCCGCGGCTTCGGCGGTGGTGCGTGTTGAGCTCTCGGGTTCTGACAACCAATGCAGCGGGATACCATGGCCGGCGGCGATGAACTTCTTGATTGTCAGGCCGTCATTGTTGGCCTCGAAGGCGTCAAGTTGGGGTGCGAGAGTGCCCCAGTCCTCGCTCTCATCAGTGACCAGGATGGAGCCCGGGTTGGGCGGGTTGGCCATGAGCTCCTTCTGCCTGGCCTCCTTGTCGGCGGCAGTGAGGAACTTGCCGCGGACGATATAGAGGTACGCCTGGCGGAAGCGGTTGAGACGTACGCGGTCCTCGAGCCATGAGGCGTAACGTGCCAGCCATGGCAAGAGCGGCGCAATGTCTGGCTCGCCCCACTTCATGCCAGCGAGCTTGTTGACGGCGAAGTGCAGCATCACGGTCTTGGGTTTGCGTTGGCGGTAGGCCCAGTAGGCCAGAATGTGGGCGGGGTCGGGGTCGTCGATGGTGGCCTTGGGCATGAAGGCCGTCTCTTGCTGGACGTCATTCTTGGCGGTCTCGATCTCGGCGATAGCGTCGGTGGGATAGATGCGCACATAGCTCATCCCTGCCTTGTCCGTTGTCAGGGCCGCGAAGAGATTGCCGGTAATGGAGAGCTCGTCAGACCAGGCTGTTAGTTGGTTGCCGATGCGGTTGAGTGGATGGTTCCAAAGCTCTTTCAGAAACTTGGCCGTGGGCTCGTGGGCGCAGGTGAACTCGATTTGGTCGGTGACGTATTGACGGGTCAGGGTGACGAGGCGGCGGGCTAGTGGGTTGAGGCGCCATGCGAGAAGGCTCTCCTGCAGGACGGTGTCGCGCTGGTAGTTGTAGCGGTCGCGGTAGACCGCATTCCAGTCCACGCCCTGGGTGACGTTGCGCTCGGTGACGTTGGAGGCGGCGAATGATTGCCGCTTTCCGACTGGCGATTTTCGATTGCCAAACACAAAGGTCAGCAAATATGCCAAGGGCGAAAAAGGATTCATGGTCACTCCAGTTCGATCGGTGTGCCATGATTCTAGAACATGTGTGCTAAATAGCAAGCGCCAATGTGTTCACGCCGTTCAAAAACGGAGTGATTTCTTCGTATGACCCCCCTCCGACCTGCGGCCACCTCCCCCAAGTCGGCGTACAGGGCTCGCTCGAGCCGCGTTCTGCACATCGATTTGGGGGAGGCCGGGAGGGGGCAGAATCGTAGCCCGCCTGGAATTGAGCCTACATACGCCCCCACCGGCGCCTGCGGTGCCACCTCCCCCAAATAGACTGCCAGTCCGGTTCTCGTTTCCTGAATTCGTGAGCGTCGATTTGGGGGAGGAAGAGCGCAAAATC